AGACTTGCATAGCGTTCGTAGGAAGTGTCTACCATGCTGCCTCCGTGCTGTTCTCGGGCTGATCACGCACTTCGGCCAGGTTCATCAGGCGACGAATCTCGAGAATTTTGGCTTCTTGACTCATCCACTGCCAGTCCAGGCTTACCATTTGACTCTCGGTCGGGATCAGGATCAGACTGGCCAGGCGCATGTAATTGGCGTAGCTGGTATCGACTGGCGCAAGATCGGTGGGGATTTGATATCTTGTTACCATGGCGTCACCTCGGATTCGGGTCGGTCGACCGGCTCACTGTACAGGGCCTCGTCGGCAAACATGGAATCACCGTCACCGTGCGGTTTGATGATCGCCGCCTTGATGAACAGCGGCGTCGCCTCCCATTGTTCGGCGGTTTTATAGACGCGACTTTCCGATGGTGAAAAACTGCAGTAATTGCCCCACGACAGATCACGATTTTTGATCAACCCTTGGCACTTGTAGTACATCTGATCGATGATCATCTGCTGATTAAGCGGATGTTCTTCATTCCACTCGTACTCTGGGCGGTCGCTATTTATTGCCTGACCGAGCTGTCGGCGCAATACGAGATAATTCTCGTACGTGCAATGACGAAATATTGTCACCATGCCACCACCTCGGTTTCAGGCGTGTCACATTTTTCCATATTCACTTCGATCCAAGCGCCGCGCTCTACAGCTTTCAGACATCGATTGAGCGCTTCTTCTGGCGTTTTGTATTTATCGTTAATTTCCCATTCCGAACAAATTCCACCTCTGATGCAATACAGCTTCGTATCGTTATTTCTCCATTCGATAATTGCACCGCTAGGCCAATTCGGATTTTTGAAATACCTATCTTTGTTCGTAAAATATCGACTTACCATGGCTCCACCCAATTCTCAATCACGGACTGCAATTCGGGGAACTTGGCATAGGCCTCCTGCTGCGTGATCTGCAGCCAGGTGCCGCTTTGCAGATAGGCCCACACGCCGCGCATGCCGGCCGACGCATGCAGTCCCGATTCCACGCCGCGCACCTTGTCGACGCGCCACTGGCGCTTGTTCGGTCCCGGGTAGTCCAAGTCGTATGCCGGCCGACGCATGCAGTCCCGATTCCACGCCGCGCACCTTGTCGACGCGCCACTGGCGCTTGTTCGGTCCCGGGTAGTCCAAGTCGTATGCCGTCACAAATGGTGCCGATCCCTGAAGCATGTCTGGCTTGAGTTCGATAAACAGCAGGTTCACCATGCCTCCACACCGTAGCTGACGTCGGGTTTGTCATCATCGTCCGGCGACGTGTCTTCTACTTCCCAATGTCCGGTTTCCACCAGCTGCTCGGCCTGACGCAAAGTCCACGGTGCAGCGTCAATTCTTTTTCCTCTCACATCGAATACCTGACGCTCGGCGACCATTTCATTGCGGTAGTTGATCCACACGATGTGGCTGACCTTGTCGTTGATCTTCCCACCGCCGGCGCGACGAAAGATGCGCGTGCGAACTACAATGCGTCCGTCGTCGCTCATGTTCCGGCCCGCAGCGCTTCCAGCGCCTTGACCTGCTGCTCGGGCGTCAGCTGCTTAAATTCGGCGATTGTCGACGACTTGCTGCGCCGCTCGCTGGTCTTCTGGTCACGGCGCGCCATGAAAGCCTGTTCGATGCTCGCGCACTTGTGCAGATTGGCCAGCAGAATTTCGACGATCTCGCCCTGCGTCAATTTGTAGGTCTTGGCTGTTTGAGCGAGGTAGGCTTGCCAGTCCGGCGGCAGGTCGATGGAAAAGCGGTTGCGCTTGTCGGTATTGCTCATTTATTCACCCGTTCAATTTAAGTTTCGTGCACATATTATAGCGTGCGCACATGAATTGAACGTAAAAAAAGCGCCCCGCAGGGCGCTTAAAGGGAAATCTCTTCCAGGAGAGTGAAATTATACCTTGGCAGTAAAGCCGATTCCACGGCCGTCCGCATCGTCTTCATCATCCATCTTTTCGATGGCAGCAGCGCGAATCTGCTGCTCGTTGGTGACGACATGCACCGGCAGGTCATGCATGAAGAACAGAGCGAAGAGGGCCAGCGGGTCACCAGTTTGGGCCAGCGCGGCGCCCGTCAACAGGAGAATGAAGAAGTTCAGGGCGAGGGTGAAAAACATGGCGACCTTTCGATAAGTCAGTGGTGAGGTACGACCAGAGTAGCATGCCCGCCGAAGCGGGCGCAAGCATCACGCCGCGCGAGCCAGACGCTTGAACCCCAACGCCTCCAGGTCGAAATCGCGCCCGTCCTCGATGATGTAGCGGTCGAACCCCGGCGTGCTCTTGATAATGCTTTGCCGCTGCTTGGCGTGGTTGACGAGGTGTTCGTTGACGCCATCGATGAAGTCGGTCACAAAGCACAGGTTCGGCATGCCGTTTTTCTTCTCGCGCAGGCCGCGCCCGACGCGCTGGCGCAGCTGCACTTCAGCCTTACCACCTCCCATCAGGCCGATGTGGCCGACCGCCGGCACGTCCACGCCCACGTCGAGGATCGTGGTGCCGATCAGAACATCCAGTTCACCCTGCCCCAGTGCACGCAGCGCCGCCTTGCGGCCGGCGTGATCGTCCTCACCCTGGATGAACTCGACGCGCAGACCGGCCGCCAGCATCATGCGCTTGACGGTATCGCCATGCGCGGTGTGTTGGACCAGCACCATCGAATTGAGCCCGTACTCGGCCATGTGCAGGCAGCGCTTGACCATGAACTGGTTGCGCCACTCATGGTCGGTAATGCCGATCCGGTAGGCTGAGGGCCAGCCCGTATGCCGGAACAGCTTGGCCGGCTTGCTTTGCCAGGGCACGAACGAGAAATGCGGCTGGGCCAGGATGCCGCGGTCGATCAGCATTTGCTCGGACACCTTGATGGCAATCGGGCCGGATACCGCCATCAGGCGCATGTTCGCCTCTTCGTCGGCCTTCATGAAGGGCGTCGCGGTCAGAGCCATCCGGTAGTGCGCGGCCTTGCAGTGCTGCATGACCATGTAAAAATCCTCGGCCGATGCTTCGTGCGCCTCTTCGACGATCACCAGTTCGAACCGGCCAAGCAGGTTGATCACGCGCTCGCGCATCGCCATGTGCTCGTGCACCTTGAGCGCGCAGTCGGCCTTGATATCGCGCGCCGACTTGCGTTCGCGCACCTGCTGTGCTTCCAGCGCCTTGACCTTGGCGGCGATCACAGCCGGCGTAAAGCCTGCTTCCGTCAGGCGTTTTTCCAGCGCCTTGACAGCTTTTAGTTCCTTTGTCACCAGCGCGGTGACTACCGCCTCGACCTCACCCTCGACCGTTTTCTCCTTGAGCTTGGCGGCCAGGGTCTGGACCATGCCGACGCACATCTTGCGCACGGCGCCGCGGCCGTCGGCCCGGGTGTGGCCGAACTGGCCGTCACCCAGCACCGACACCGGCTCGCTGAGGTCGCGTTCGAACGTGTCCTTCATCTGGTACATCAGGAGCGAGCGCGTCGTGATGAACAGCGTCATGCGGTTGATCCGCTTGTACGCCAGGCGCGCGATGCGACTCTTGCCGCCGCCGGTTGCGATCTGGGCGATGATCTGGCCGTGCTTGACCAGCCGGCGCACGGTTTCAAGCTGGTAGTCGTAGCGCGGGTCTTCCGGGAAGGCGTCGACCACCGGGTTTTCCGGGCCGAGCGGCTCGGGCAAAGGCTTGCGCGCGAAATTGACCACATGCCCCTTGCGGCGCAGGTGCGCGGCGACGTACTGCACGAAGCCGGCCGGAAAGGTGCCGGCCTTGAAGTCCAGGAACGACGAACGCCCGTCCCACACGCCCTTCTTGAAGGCGATCGCGTGTTCGGCGCCGGCCACCGCGTACGACAGAATGGCCTGCACCGCGAGTTTCACTTCCCGGCTGGGCTCGTGCAGCTTGGCGACGACTGCGTTATGGGCGATTGTGATCGTGGACATATGTTTGCCAATTCAAAATTTGGATGCTAAAGTATAAGTCATCACTGACTTATCCTCAATTTCTTCTGCCGATGTCAACCCCTACCCTGCAAAACGTCGATCCGCACCAGCTGCAGCCCAACCCGTGGAATACCAACGTGGTCGGACCCGATAACGAGGCCAAGATCGACGCCTCCGTACAGCGGCTCGGCATGTTCAAGCCGATCGTCGTGCGCACGCTCGCCGACGGCACCCTGCAAATCCTCGGTGGCGCGCACCGCCGCGATTCGGCAATTCGCCTTGGTTTGCCAACCGTCCCGGTCGTCAACGTCGGCACCGTGTCCGACAAGAAGGCCAAAGAGATCGGCCTGGTGGACAACGGCCGCTACGGCAACGACGACACCATCGCCCTGTCCAAGCTGCTCGACGAACTGGGCACACCTGGCGAACTGGGCGAATTTCTGCCCTACACCGACACCGACTTCGAATCGATATTCGCTACCAGCAATATAGCGCTCGACGACCTTGACGACCTCGATCTGGATGATACCGCCGGCCCGGTGACGACACCTGCCACGCGCGCGCCCCAGACCCACGCCATCATGCGCTTCAAGGTGCCGGTCGAAGACGTCGACACCATCACGGCCAAGATCAACGCCGTCAAGAAGCGCCAGCGCTTCGACGACGAAGACAGCCTCACCAATGCCGGCAATGCGCTGGTCCACATTCTGAAGGACGTCGAGGTCTGATATGGCTCGCTGCAACAAAGGCTACGAATTCTGCGAAGACTGCTCCAACCAGGAGATTTCCTACATGTGCGATGAATGCGACGACGGCGACATGTTCGAACCGCTGGAGGAGGATTCGCTCGACACTCACCCGCTGCACTTCCGGCGCATGCCGGTCGCAGCATAAGGAGAACCACATGGACAATCAGCACCGTCAAATCAAAGGTTATCGCGAACTGTCGCAAGCTGACATCGACCTGATGAACAAGGTCAAGGAGCAGGGTAAGACTCTACAGGCCCTGATCACCGAGATTCGCATCACGATGGCAATGCGCGCCGAAGAAGCGGCCAAAGCCCGCGACAGCGCCGAAATCGCACGTCTGCACGATTCCGACTGGCGACGCTGGGCGGCAATGGCTCAGACCGATTTCCAGACTGGTCTGATGAAACTCACGCGCGCCGTTGCGCAGCCGGAGACCTTCTGATGATCGCCTGGTATCACGTCGTCGGCGTGCTCGTCCTGCTCGTGCTCATGGTCACGTTTTTCATCGCCACTTCCCGCGAAGCCTATTGCGAACTGATGGCCGCGGTCTTCGCGATCCTCTGCACGCCGGTCCTGATCTTCCTCGGCACCATCCTCTACCTGATTTCCTTCATTTCATGAAACCAAATATCCAAGTCTGGGACATCGCGCGCCTGATCCCGTACGAACTGAACTCCAAGGTGCACGACGACGCCCAGGTGGCGAAAATTCGCAAGTCCATCGACGAATTCGGCTGGACCCAGCCGATCGTGGTCGACAAGGAAGGCGTGATCATCGCCGGCCACGGCCGCCGTCTGGCCGGCCTGTCGCGCGGCGACAAGAAGGTGCCGGTGTGGGTGCGCGACGATCTGTCGCCCGAGCAGGTGCGCGCGCTGCGCCTGGCGGACAACCGCGTCGCCATCGGCAACATCGACACCGACCTGCTGCAAAAGGAACTGGCGACGCTGGACTTCTCGCTGGACGGCATCTTCGACGCGAAAGAGCTGGACTTCGTCAACGCCGATCTGGGCGAGGTGAACACGTCCGCATTCGTCGCCGACCTGGATGCCGAGATCGCGGCGCAGGCGGTCGAGACCAAGGCTCAGATCGCGGCCGCGGCCGAGAAGGGCGTGCCGATCGCTTCCGCGCTGGGCTTCAAGACCATCAAGGGCGCCGACCAGCGCGCGGTGGCGATGTTCATGGCCCAGATCGAAGCGGACAGCGGCAAGAAGGGCGCCGACGCCTTTATCGAGTTCGTCAGCCAGTTCGCGGGGGTCGCATGAAAGAACACATCGACAACGCGATCTGTTGGATCGCTCACCTTTTGCCGCGGCGTCTCGCCTACTGGTGCGCGATCCGTGTCATCGCCCACGCCTCGCGCGTGTACGTCAACAAGGAAATGGACGCATTGACGCCCGCCGATTGCCTGAAAGCCTGGAAAAAATGACCATTCACGCCTACACCGAAACTGCCGGTTACAAATCGTACCCCGCCTACATCAATGTCAGCGAACACTTCGCGCAGCCCGACAGCGTGATCGTGACCGTGCGCAGCACCGAAGCATCACACGCCGGCGTGATCGCCCTGACGTACGAGCAGGCCCGCGCGCTGGCGATCGACATCCTGAAAGCGACGGAGAAGCACCTGTGACCACCTACCATATCGACAAGCGCTTCCATACCACCGTCGACCGCACCGACCGCGTGCTGGAGATCGCCGAAGCCTTCGGCCTGGGTCTGGACGACAAGGAATTCGTCGTCTTCGACAACCAGCCGATCGAGATCGAGCAGGGCGACATCGTGTACGTGACCGGCCAATCCGGCGCCGGCAAGAGCACGGTGCTGCGCGAACTGGTGGCGCGCATGACCGAGGATGAAATGAAAGTTGCCTCGATCGACGAGGTGCCGCTCCTGGACGTGCCGCTGATCGACCAGATCGGCAAGACCACGGCCGAGGCGCTGAACTTCCTGTCGATCGCCGGCCTGAACGACGCCTACCTGTTCATCCGCAAGCCCTCGGAACTGTCGGACGGCCAGCGCTACCGCTTCCGCCTGGCCAAGATCATCGAATCGGGCGCGCAGGTCTGGGTCGCCGACGAATTTCTGGCCGTGCTTGACCGCGTGACGGCCAAGGTACTGGCTTTCAATCTTCAAAAAATCGCGCGCAGCGTGGGCGCCACCGTGATCGTCGCGACCACCCACGGCGACATGGTGCCGGACCTGGCGCCCAGCCTGGTCATCGAGAAGCGCTATCGCGAGAAGGTCAAGATCACGCGCGCAGATACCGACGGTTACAAAGACGTGCCACATCCGAAAGACCCCATCGAGAACCAACATGCATAACACCACCGCAGAGTATTTCGCCGCCGATGTCGGCACCGGCACCACCGTCGTCATGTTCCACGCCAAATGGTGTGGCCCGTGCCAGGGCATGAAACCGGTCGTGCACGACTTGTCCGAAGAACTGGGCTTTAAGCTGATCGGCGTCGACGCCGGCGAGCACCGCACCATCGCCGCGGCCCACGGCGTGCGCAACGTGCCGACCCTGATCGTGTTTAAGGACGGCCAGGCCACCGAGCGCGCAGTCGGCGGCAAAACGCCCGAGCAGCTGCGCAGCTGGCTGGCCGCGGCCGGGGTGCCGGCATGACCACGTTCGAATACTTCAGCCTCGGCATGATCGTCATCGGTGTCGTTCTCATCTGGAAGTGGCCGGTATGAGCTGGCTCGCCATCATGCTAATCATCTTCGGGGGTCGCAAATGATCGATCGCGATGAGGAAGACACCAAGAACATGATCGCCACGCTGCGCCGCGGCGAGCCGACGCCGGAGGCGCTCACCTTCTATGACGAAATGCGGGCGAAGATGAAGCAGCCGCGCGAACTGGTGGCTGACAACGAGGACATGCTGATCGTGCGGCATCCGGTGCCCGCCAGGCACCGCCTGTCGCTTCTGGACCGCGTCTACGTCGAGCGCGGCACCAAGGAGGACTGGGACTTGCTGCACGAACTGCACTACAAGGCGGAAAACCTCGGCATCGGCCCGAAAATCTACCGCTGCGTGCTCGACGGTCAGGTGATCGGCGTCGGCGTCATGACGGTGCCGAAAATGCTGCTGTCGGGCCGCAACGAAGCGATGCCTCATATGCGCCCGAACCAGAATGGCCGCGACACGAAGATGATGAACCGTCACCGCGCGCTGTGGTTGAACGCGCACAGCTGCACCAATTCGCGCCTGGTGCTGGACACGATGTTCCGCGGCGCCGGCATCGCCTACCGCATGCAGAATCTCATGATGCGCATGACCGGCTGCCGCCTTGTCGAATTCCAGTCGTCGATGAGCAAGTTCAACCCGTTCGCGGCCAAGGCCGGGATGCGCTTTACGAAACCGAAGCGCTCGTCCAACTACGAAAAGGGTCTGGCCTTCTTCGGTCGCTGGTTCCGCTCGATGCCGATGGATTACGTGGGCATCAAGGCCGAACTGGACGCATTTCCGCCGGCCGTGCGCGACAAGTGCGTGGATGAAATGCGCAAGTTCTACTACCGCTGTTCGTCGATGGAAAAGTCGGGCGACAACCGCGCCAACGGCACGTCCCGGGTCGACGCGATGGAGGTCGGCTACTTGATCAAGAGCCTGCAGCAGCTGGTCCTGGCCAGCCCGCTGTATGGCATTTACACCAACCCGGATTTCGGCCGCACCTTGCCGGAACGGATCAACCTGCTGGCCTTCGACCGCCAGTCGGTAACCGATCCGCTCGTCCTCGCTTAACCACCAGTTACACACCATGACCAAGACCCCGCACCTGACCGCCAAGCAGCTGGAACTGCTGCGCGTGATCGCCGCCGGCAACGACGACGGCACCGCCTGCGACCTGGACCAGATTCTCGACCGCATCCGCTACCGCACTTCCAAGGGTAGTCTGCACTTCTCGCTGCGCATTCTGATAGAACGCGGCCTGGTCTTGAAAATGGGCGTGGAGACCCGGCGCGGGGCCAAGCGGCGCCTGGTGAAGGTCACGCCGGCAGGCAAGGCGACCGGGTCGGGGCCGCGGCCATCACCCAAAAGTGAGCAGGATAACATCGTGGAGCTGGGCGCGGACATCCTCTCCGCGGACCTGGAGCCGGTGTTTGACTCCATCATTCCGGACATTTTGTAACCACTAGTCACCCGTCTTGGCAAGACTTTTGGTGCTTGGGTATTCCACCCCTTTTCTATAAAGACTTATATATATAAAGAAGAAGTAGAAGTAAGAAGTATAAATTATTTTCGGAAACGCGTTGCATTCCAAGCAACTACCAAGTGGTCCGCCAAGACGAGTAACTGGAAGTCGCGGAGAGACCAGAAGTCCCGGGAGTGGAAGATCGCCCGGAAAGATAAGTCAGGACTGACTTGACATTACATGGAAACATGTTTTACAGTTGGGGCCTGAACAGTCCTTTCCATTGTTCTCCTACCGGGCGCCTTCCCTGCGCCCGTTTTTTTTGCGTGAAAGGTTTGCAAGTGACTGACAATCCAAAACGCCGCTTGACTCCGGCTCAGTGGGCGGAAGTCGAAGCCCAATGGGCCGCCGGCACCGTGACCTACGAGGACTTGGTCGCCAAGTACGGCTGCGCCATGTCGACGTTCGAACGTCATTTCAAAAAACACCACATCGCCAAGGGCGCCGCCGTCGCCGCCACGCGCAAGGCCGTGGAAGACAAGCTGGTGGCCGCATCAATCGACGAGGCGACGATTCTGGCCGCGCGCATCAAGGAGACCAAGGAGCAGCACTACACGATGGCCTCCAATCTGGGCAAGCTGATCTGGAAGGAGCTGCTTGACGCCAAGGCCGCAGGCAGTCCGATGGCCAGCGTGATCAACAACCTCAAGGCGCTCGACCTGGCCGCGGCCGGTCTGAAAAAGGTGCGCGAGGAGCGCTGGGCCGTCCTGGGTCTGGACCGTCCGGACGCGGTCGATCCGGATGAAGTGCCGGAACTGCAGATCACCGAATTGACCGCCGACCAGATTCAAGCGCTGCGCGACCGCGACCACAACGAAATGGATGACGTGGGAACCGCTCAAAACGCGTCCCAGAGCGCTCCAGACGACGAAGATGAGGGCGACCTGCCCGATGATGGTCCGGACGTCGTAGAGGAAGGCTGATGGCCGTAAAGACCGCCAGCCTGACCCTGCATCCGAAGCAGATGGTCGTCTACAAGTCGCAGGCGCGTTTTCGCGTCGTCGTGGCTGGCAGGCGTTGGGGGAAAACCCAACTGGCGAAAACCCTGATGATCACCCGGGCGCGCGTCAAGAAGCGCAAAATCTGGTACGTCGCGCCGACGTACAAGATGGCCAAGCAGATCATGTGGTCGGACCTGATCGACGCGATCCCGCGCCGCTGGATCAAGAAGATCAACGAGACGCGCCTGGAGGTCACGCTGCTCAACGGCACCGTGATCGAACTGAAAGGCGCCGACAAGGGCGACTCGCTGCGCGGCGTTGGCGTGGACTTCCTCGTGCTCGACGAATTTCAGGACATCGACGCCGACACCTGGGTTAAGGTGCTGCGCCCGGTGCTGGCCGACCGCCGTGGCGATGCTATCTTCATCGGCACGCCCAAGGCCTACAACTACCTGTACGAGCTTTACAAGCGCGGCCAGGAGCCGGGCAATGTCGCGCGCAACCTGTGGGAATCCTGGCAGTTTCCGACCATCACGTCGCCGTTCATCCCGCTGTCGGAGATCGAGGCGGCCAAGCAGGACATGGACGAGAAATCGTTCAAGCAGGAGTTCGAAGCGTCCTTCGAAACCATGTCCGGCCGCGTCTACTACCCGTTCGACCGCAACGAGCACGTCGGCCAGTACCCGTTCAATCCGAAGCTGCCGATCTGGGTCGGTATGGACTTCAACATCGATCCGATGTCGACCGTGATCTTCCAACCCCAGCCCAATGGCGAGGTGTGGGCGGTCGACGAGATCGTGCTGTTCTCGTCCAACACCGAGGAAATCTGCGAGGAACTGGAAAAGCGCTACTGGCGCAATCTGCTCCAGATCATCATCTATCCCGACCCGGCCGGCGGTCAGCGCCAGCACGCGCGCGGCGAGACCGACCTGGACATTCTGCGCGAAAAGGGCTTCAAGCGGATCAAATACCGCAAGAAGCACCCGGCCGTGGCCGACCGCGTCAACTCGGTCAACCGCCTGCTGCGCGCCGCCGACGGCACGATTCGCCTGCGCGTGGATGGCCGCTGCAAGCATTTCATCAACGCGCTGGAGCAGACGATCTATAAGCCCGGTTCGCGCGACGTGGACAAGGCGGCGGGGGTCGAGCACAGTGCTGACGCCGGCGGCTACTGCATCGAACTGGAATTCCCGCTGCGTAAAGTCGAAATTGGCGGTCTTTCACGCTAACTTGACCGATAAGTCACCACTGAGTTACCATCGAAAGCTATGGACACTGCCAACAAAATTGTCAACCCGGGCGCCAAGGTCACGATCGATCCGAAGTCGGTCGACCAGATGCAAATGCCGGAAATGAGTGATGACCAGAAGAAGCTGCGCAAGCTCTTCGAACGTCGCCACCCCGAGTACGACTGCAACCTGACGCACTGGAAATTTCTCGACGACACCTACGAGGGCGGGCGCGAGTGGTTCGAAAACGGCAACGTCTTCCGCTACATCAAGGAAGGTGACCAGGAGTACAAGGACCGCCTGGCGCGCTGCTACCGCTTCAACCATTCGCGCGAAGTGGTCGATCTGCTCAACAAATACCTGTTCAAGCAGAACATCGTGCGCAATGTCGAGGACGCGCCCGAAAGCGTCAAGACGTTCTGGGAAAAGTCCACCAAGAACGGGTTGAAGATTCGCGACTTTTCGCGCCAAGCGGGCAAGAAGTCGTCGATTTACGGACGCATCGGTGTCGTCGTCGACAACAGCGGCAAGACCGACGGCGTCGTGTCGAAGGAAGACGAAAAGAAAGCCGGTGTGCGCACCTATGCGTACATCGTCGGCCCGACCCAGCTGCTGGACTTCGCCTATGACGACAACGGCAACCTGGAGTGGATCACGATCGCCGAGGTCGCGCGCGACGACGCCGATCCGATGAACAGTTCCGGTGCCGAGGTCACGCAGGTGCGCCTGTGGACCAAGACCGAATGGCGTCTGTTCCAGGAAAAACGCATCGGCAACAGCACCAAGACCAAGATCGTCGAAGTGGCCAATGGCCAGCACAATCTGGGCGAAGTGCCGGTCATCCTGCACGACAACATCATCACCGACGAGGAATACTGCGCGCCGGCCCTGATCGATGACATCGCCTATCTGGACCGCGCGGTCGCGAACTACCTGTCCAACCTGGACGCGATCATCCAGGACCAGACCTACTCCCAGCTGGCGATGCCGGCGCAGAACGTGCTGCCGGGTGACTCCAACTACAACACCCTGATGTCGATGGGTACCAAGCGGGTGTTTCTGTACGACGGTGAATCGGGTACGGCGCCGATGTACATTTCGCCCGACCCGAAACAGGCTCAAATGATCCTGGCCGTGATCAACAAGATCATCAACGAGATTTACCACACCGTCGGCCTGGCCGGAGAGCGCACCAAGCAGGATAACGCGCTGGGCATCGACAACAGTTCCGGCGTGGCCAAGGCCTACGACTTCGAACGCGTCAACGCGCTGCTGCAAGCGAAAGCGGACAGCCTGGAGGTGCTGGAGAACAAGATCGTGCGTCTGGTCGCGCTGTGGAATGGTCAGGAATCGGCAGTCAATGACGATCTCGTGTCCTACCCGGACAATTTCGACACCCGCGGCCTGTACGACGAATTCGACATCGCCGCGCGCCTGATGTTGATCGACGCACCCCAGTCGGTTCGTCAGGAACAGATGAAGGCCGTGATCGACAAGCTGTTCCCGCAGCTGGCCAAGGATCTGAAGGACAAGATGCTCGCCGAACTGAAAGACTGGCCGGTCGACCCGGTGGAACTGGCGGCCGACATGGCCGCGGCAACCGCCCAGCCCGACCAGCAGGCCTTGAGCAAAACCGCCGACCGCAACACCGCAAAAGCGACGATGGACGGCAAATAACACCCACCCGCGGCGCCAAGCGAACAGGCGCCGCATTACCCACCTTGACCGAGAGATAGGTCAGAAAGGCAAGTACCATGCATCCGAAATTCTGGAAATTCCCCGGCGCAGCATACCGCGACGAAGCTACCGGCGACGACGGCGGCAAGACCTCGGGCGGCTCCGGCGTCAGCGACGCCGACAAGGCGGCTGCCGACAAAGCCGCGGCCGACAAAGCCGCGGCCGACAAAGCAGCCGCTGACAAGGCGGCAGCCGACAAGAAGCAGCCGACCGACGAAGAGGCCAAGCTGATCAAAGAGGTCATGCAGAAGAAGGACGCCCTGAAAGCCCGCGAAGCCGAATTGGCCACCGCGCAGGAGCGTCTGAAGGCATTCGAAGGTATCGACCCGGACGCGGTCCGCAAACTGCTGGCCGACCAGAAGGCCGCCGAGGAAGCGCAGCTGGCCGCCAAGGGTGAATTCGATACCCTGAAAGCGCGCATGGCCGAGGAGCACACCAAGGCCACCGCCTCGCTGCAGGAGCAGATCAAGGCGCTGCAGGAGCAGGTGCGCAACAAGGACAAGGTCGTCGATGAACTGTCGATCGGCCAGCAGTTCGCCCAATCGAAATTCATTTCCGAAGAATCGACGATGGCGCCGGCCAAGGCGCGCAAGCTGTACGGCGAGCACTTTGACGTCGTCGACGGCAAGGTCGTCGCGTACGACAAGCCGCGCGGCGAAGCCAATCGCACGCCGCTGATCGACCAGTACGGCAACGGTCTGGCTTTCGAAGACGCGATGCGCAAGATCGTGGAAGCCGATCCGGACAAGGACTCGCTGCTGCGCAGTAAAGTCAAGCCCGGCGCCGGCAGCGAAAGCAAGACCACGCCGAAACCGCCTGCGGGTCAGCAAAAGCAGATGGATTCGGTGTCGAAAATCAGCGCCGGTCTGAATCTGGCCAAGCTGCTCGACGAAAAACAGCCGTAATCCGGCTGTAATAGTAAGTCACCGGTGACTTGACATTCATGGCAACATGCGATATTGTCCTAGCTCATCGGTGACTAGAGCGACTTAGGCCCGAACTACCAAAATTGTTCCATATCTTCTCTTTTTACGAGGACATGCAATGCCTTTGCTGCGTACCGAAGCCGAACTGCTGAGTAACAACCAGCTGATCTCCGGCGTCATCGAAGAAATCATCGACCGCGACGACCTGTTCGCGATCCTCCCGTTCCTCAAGACCGAGGGCAAGGCCTACGTCTACAACCGCGAAGAAACGCTGGGTGGCGCCGACTGGCTCGACCCGAACGATGCGGTGAACGAATCGGCCGCAACGTTCACGGAAGTCGTGACCAAGCTGCGCATCCTGGCCGGCGACGTGGACATCGACAAGTTCCTGGCCCAGACCATGAGCGACACGAACAACCAGATGGCGATCCAGATCGCCAAGAAGGCCAAGACCGTCGCCCGCGAATTCCACAAGGCCCTGGCCACCGGCGATTCGTCGGTCAATTCGAAGATTTTCGACGGCCTGCCGGTCCTGCTGAGCCAAGCCCAGGCGTATGCCGCAACCGCCGGCGGCTCGCAAGTCGTGTCGGCCGGCACCAACGGCAACCCGCTGACGCTGACCATGCTGGACGAACTGTGCGACGCCGTCCCGAACGGCGCTGACGTGATCGTCATGCGCCGCGGCACGATCCGCGCCTTCCGCGCCCTGCTGCGCGCCACCTACGGCACCGACGCCGTGATGCAACAGCTGGAGAACTTCGGTCGCCCGATGCTGACCCACAACGGCATCCCGGTCATCATGAACGAGTTCCTGGCCGGCAACGAGACCAAGGGCACCAGCACGAACACCTGCTCGGTGTACGCGCTGCGCCTGAACGAGACCGACGGTCTGCACGGCCTGTACGGCGGCGACAACGCCGGTATCGTGGTCGAGAACATCGGCACGGTGCAAAACAAGGATGCGGTTCGCATCCGCACCAAGTGGTACACCGGTCTGGCCCTGAAATCGACCCGTTCGATCGCAGGCCTGCAAGGCGTCACCAACATCTAATCTTGCTGCTCAGTCAGCGGTGATTTAGAATGAAAGGCGGGCTTCGGTCCGCCTTTTTACATTCACGAGGACAATCATGAAACTGCGCGTCACCCAACCGGGTTATGAAAACTTCACCGGCATGCTCGGCAGCATGCACTTCACCAACGGCGTGTCGAACGACGACGTGAGCGCGATCATGGCGGCTGGCATGGCCAACATCGTGCGCTGCGAAATGGTCGAGAACGTTGTCGCCGCCGCACCGAAAGCGGTCGTCGAACAGCCTGCCGAACAACCCATCGAACAACCCGCCGACACGACGCCGGCCCTGGCCGGCGATACCCAAGTCCAGACCGAAACGGTCTAAGGAGAACCCATGAAACTGCGCCTCAAGCAAGAAGGCTACGAGACCTATACCGGCCAGATGGGCACGGTCTTTTTCGACAACGGCCTGTCCATCACGGACGTCAAGCCGATCGATGCCGTGCGCATCGCCGCGCAATTCATTTGCACGTGGGAAGATGGCAGCACCGCTTCGGTGGCGCAGTCGATTCTGGACCATTCGCACATGACGGTCGGCGACTGCCGCCAGGAAGTGAACGCCGACCAGGCGATCGCAACCCAAGCCGCGGAGGCCGCGACCTTGTCCGGCGCCACGCGTACCGAAAGCGTCGGGGTCATCACGGCGGAGAAACTCAGCGAGATCGCCGACCGCGACGGCATCAAGGGCCTGCGCGCGATCGCCGAGCCGCTGGGTATCAAGAGCAATTCGATCGCCGACATGATGCGCGCGATTCTGGAAAAGCAGGGGGCGTAAATGGACGTCTACGCCACCGGCGCTGCCGTACAGCTGACGGTGCCTCTGCAAGATGCAAGCGGCAACGCCTATACCGTCAACACGGTGCTCTACCGCGTCACCGACGAGAACGGCGTCGAACTGGTGGCGTCGACGACCCTGGCCGGCTTTAACGCAGGTGACGTCGAGGCCGTGATCACCATCCCGGCTGAAGACAACACCCTGGCCGCCGGCGTCGCGCGCGGCTTGCGCAGCGTTGAACTGGTGTGCGCGATGGATGGCGGCAGCGTCAACCTGCGCGTCGCCTACGCCATCGAAGCGGGCGACCCGCTCGTGGTCGGCGTCAACTCGTTCATGACCTACGCCATGGCGGAATTCGTCGCGCTTGGCCTGCCGAATATCGACAACTGGAACGCGGCCGACGAACGTAGCCGCATGGCCGCGCTGATGGATGCGCGCAGCCACATCGTGCAGCTGTCGTTCACGCCGCTGAACTCCAACGTCAATTGGGGCCAGGACAGCCTGAACTTCATCCCCGAGGGTACGTACCCAACCGACTACGTCGGTGACAGCAACATGTTCCTGTTCAGCGGCAATCTGGACCTGCTTCGGCCGAACCAGTTCGCCTCGCTGCCGACCCGCTTCGTCGACGCCCTGCGCCGCGCGCAGCTGGTCGAAGCGGATTTCATCCTGAGCGGCGGCAGCATCGAGCAAAAGCGCCGCGACGGTCTGATCCAAGACAACATCGGCGAGTCGCGCCAGATGTTCCGTCAATCGAGCCCGCTGCAGCTGCCGGTGTGCCGGCGCGCGCTGGACTACCTGTCGTACTTCGTGACTTTTGCCAAACGTATCGGGCGCACGTGATGACCTACGACGACTTCGGCGCCCAGACGCGCGCCGCCTATGACGTGTACGTGCTGGCGCTGACCGGCGCATACCTCGGCTTTCAAAGCGCGGGACGCGGCGCCGACGCCGTCACCGAACTGCGCCGGCAGGGGATCGGCTTGATCGACACCTTCATGAACAGTGTCCATGTCATGGTCAACCGGTACCTGACCACCCTGCCCGATGGACCGGGTTCAAGCGAGCGTGAGACGTTCTTGCGCGCTGACCTGCAGCGCATCGCGGTCAAGAACCTGAATGACCTGATCGTGCGCATGATGGGTGTGGGCCTGCGTCCCGCCGATATGCTGACCAAGCCCGCCGGCGCCGTCGGCCTGCTGCTGCAGCAGAAACTGAGCCGGCCGCGCTTCACCGCGCGCGACAGCGCCGGCCGCGCCTGGGACGCCGCCAAACTCGTCTCCGTGATCGCGCGTGACTTCGCCTACCAGACCTACGTCGACACCATGCTGTATCGCCAGGCGTCGATCGGCGCCGTCGTGGTCGACGTGGTGTATGCCGACCCGGCGCGCAACAAGACCATGCCGCTCGCCGACGCCGTCGGCCAGCGCAAGGCGATCTTTCACGTGAACGCCACCGCAAGGATTCAAACCCATGTTCCGACCTAATATCCGCTGCGTCATTCAGTTAGCTTCCGGCAAGAACGATGTGCGCGGCCAGCCGATCCCGGGCCCGAACGTGCCTGAGCGCTGCGCCGTGGTCAAGCTCGTTACCAAGAACGAGAAATCGAGCGTGCGCGCCGATTCGTCCGCCTCGCGCGGCAACGCGCTGGAGCTGGAAGCCGATTCGGTGATTCTCCTGACGACTGGCACGCGCGCGCAGATCGACGACATCATCATCATCGGCGGCTACAAGCTGCGCATCATGGCTAAGCAGCCGCGCTTCGACGTGAGCGGCCGCCTGGACCATTACGAAATCAACGCCGCCATGTGGGGTAAAGCATGAATCTGATGCCGCTTGTCAACCTGCTGCAAGACACCGGTCTGGGCACGCAAGGCACCGACCTGTTTGTGCACATGATGCCGGCCGAGGCAGAGCGCGCAACACTGCTGCGCACGCCGCTGTCCGGCACCAAGATCGATTACGAACTGCCTGGCTTTTACAAGACCCAGTTCCAGCTGATCGTGCGCGTGCCGGCCGCCGACTATGACACGGGCGATCAGCTTGTGGCCGACGTGACCGCGGCACTGACGATGCAGGAGCAGCAGGTGGAAGACATGTTCTTCAACTACAGCCGGCCGCGCACCGAGCCGGTGCCGTTCCCGCTTTCCAAAGGCAACCTGATCGAATTCAACGTGATGTTCGACTGCTGTTTCGTGAAGGGCTGATCATGCCGACCAAAGTGCAAGGCGTCATCAATACCGAGGAAATGCTGCTGCGTCTGGACACCACCGTCAAGAAGCGCGTGGTCAAAGTGCTCGTCAAGCGCGCCGAAATGATCCGCGACACCGCGCGCAAGATGGCGCCGGTCGACGAGGGCAACCTGGAGGAAGCGATCAAGCTGCGCGGCGACGCCATCGGGCGCACGCGCGACGAGTTTGGCCGCTTTCAGCGTACCGAAGTCGATGTCTACGTCGACATGGACCAGCCGGTTCCGGACCGGCCTGGCAAGACCGTGGGCGACTATGCCTACGAAATGCACGAACATCTGACGCCGATGGGGCCGCTGCAGCTGGGCCCGGGCTCGCAAGCCAAGCAGGACGGCCAGTCCGAGCAGGTCGGCGGCGGTTTTCTTGAGCGTGCGGCGGACGAAGTTGTCGGCGCCGGCATGGAGGCGGAACTGATGGACATACTGCGCGACTTCGTGTAGGAAATTGGTCATTTTTATGATATATTCCGTCAGTCAGTACTGACTTATACCCTTTGCAAAGGAGTTTTGAATGGCAAGCGATACCAAAAACGTCAAGCTTGGCGTGTGCCGCGTCCTCTTTAACGGATCGGACCTGGGCTACACCAAGGGCGGCGTCGAGGTCGAGGTGAAAACCGACACCCACGAAGTCAACGTCGACCAGTTCGGCAAGACCCCGATCAACGAATACATCATGGGCCGCTCGTGCACCGTGAAGGCGCCGCTGGCCGAGACCACGCTGGACAACCTCATCTCGACCATGCCGGGTGCCACCCTCGTGTCGGACGGCGTGTTCGCGACCGGCACCATCACCATCGCGACTCAGCCGACCACCGGCCAGACCATCACGGTCAACGGCCAGACGGTGACGTTCAAGACCGCCGCCAGCGGGCCGCTGGATGTGACGATCGGCGCCAACGCCGCCGGCACCGCGGCCAACCTGGCCGCCGTGCTGAACGAGTCGAGCGTGCCGGCCATCGCCGCCGCCAACTATTCGGCTGCTGCCGCTATCGTGACGGTGACGTACGACACCCGCGGCACGGCCGGCAACGCCTTCACGCTGGCTACCGGCACGGCCGGCGTATCGGTGACGATGTCGGGCGCAACCCTGACCGGCGGCGTCAATGCCACCACCAACCGCGTCGACGTGACGACCGGTATCGGCATCGACCTGCTGTCGATCGCCAAGGAACTGCGCCTGCACCCGGTCGCCAAGGCCGACAACGACCAGTCGGAAGACTTCGTGATTCCGCTGTGCGCATCGTCGGGCGCCCTGACCTTCGCGTACAAGCTGGAAGACGAGCGCGTGTTCAACGCCGAGTTCAAGGCCTACCCGGACCCGACCACCAACAAGCTGTTCTACATCGGCCAGTAATCGGCCGGCAACCTAAGCCCCGCCGCCCTGGCGGGGCTGATTCCCCACAAGGAAGAACATGAAACTTCTCGACCTGGACAAATTCACGCCGGAAACCGGCCGCTTCCTGAAAGTCGACGGCGTCAACCATGCGATCAACAGCATCGACGTCGGCGCCTTCATCGACACCACGATCGCCGTGAAGAACATGGACCAGAACGACGCCGAAGCCCAGCTGAAGTTCACCGTGGACACGATTCTGCGCCTGGTGCCGACCCTGAAAGTGGGCCAGCTGCAGCGCTACACGCTGGACCAGCTGAACCAGATCGCCGATTTCGTGCGTGGCGCCGATGTGCCCGACGCCGAGGAAGTCGCCGACAGCGCGGGAAAGTAGACGACCGGCAGGTGGAAGAACTCGACTTCGGGTTCTTTTTCTGCCGGGTGATGAGTTACTACGGCATGGGTTTCGGCGCGGTTCGCGCGCTGCCCGTGAAGACGTTCTGGGCCATGCACCGGAACATCGATCGAATCGAAGCCAGGGACGATCAGAAGCGCCTCGCGCTGAACATCGTATCCCAATCGACGCCGGAATCAGTCGCAACATACCGGCAGGCGTTGGTGCTTGAGGCTGGCACTATCGTGCGCATGGATGACGAGGTCAACCCAATGCTCGCGCGCCGCGACGAAGACGGGTTCGCCGAACTCAAGAGGATGGCGGGCCAGACCATAGGCCAGTAACTTTTGAGGTAACACATGTCGGTCGGTAAGGAAATCAAGGTCGTTCTCTCGCTGGACGACAGCGGATTCAGCGTCAAGGTTCGCAAGAACAGCGACGAGGTCAAAGGCCTGTCCGGTCAGCTCGACAAGCTGACCGGCGCGACCGAGAAGGTTGAATCCGGAATGGCCGGGATGTCCGGCAACATGAAGGGCTTTGCCGACGGCTTTGCCTCACTCAACCGCTCGATTTCCGCCACGGTCGACAGCCTGCAGAAAAACCTGCTGGGCGGTTTGTCGAGTGTGAACAAGGGCATCAAGGACGCCGCCAGCCAGGCCAAGGCCGCAGCGACGGCCCAGATCGACGCCAAGCTCAAGACGCTGCAAAACGAGATCGACACCAACAAGAAATTGCTGGAGTCGCGCGCCAAGGCGTACAACGACCTGCGCAAGCTGGAGTCGGACATGCGCGCCCAGGCGCTCAGCGCCCAGCTGGCGGCCGAGAAGGCCCGCCGCAGCAAGAAGGCTGGCGCCGGCGCCGTCGCTGCCGGCAACCTCAACGAAGCCGCGCGCCTGACCAACAACGCCGATGCGGTACGCCGCGAGATTGCCGCCACCGACGCGATGATCGCCAGCACGCGTACCGCCCAGGCCGCGCGCATGTCGTCGATTGCCTCGCTTGAAGCTGAGCGCAAGGCGGTGCTGGCCAATGTTGAGGCCAAGATGCAGATGGATCGGGTCTCTGCCGCCGTGGGTAAGAGCAACGAGGCCGAGATCGCTCGCATTCGTCAGATGGCTGCCGAGCGCGAAGCTCAAGCTGGCCGCACCGCCGTCAAGAACGCGGAAAGCTTCGCGCGCCAGAAGAAAGCCTACGCCGACCAGGAAGCGCGCGATGCCGTCGCCGCCGAAGCCGAGAAGACCCGCGCCGCGCGCGCCGCCGAAGCCGAGCGCCTGCGCCTGGCGCGGGAAGCCGCCGCCGAGCGCCGCCGCATCGCGCGCATGGAGGTGGAAGAACAGCGCCGCCAGGCCAAGATGGTCGCCGACATGTGGAAGGGCATGGCCCAGATGTACGGCGGCGCCAAGATCGAACAGGGCATCAAGTCCTCGGTCGGCGCGGCCGACGCGGACCAGCGCGCGCGCATCATGGTGCAGGCCCTGAATCTGCCCAAGGACCAGGAGCAGGCGCTGTTCGCGGACGCACAGAAGATGAGCGGCGAACTGGGCTTTGTGTCAACCAAGGACGTCATCGATTCGAAGATGTCGGCGATCTCGTCGCTGGGCTACAACAATACCGGCGTGATCGACGCCACGCTGGGCCAGGCCATCAAGGCTGCAAATAACATGGAATTGCTCGGCGCCGGTCACGGCGACCTGCAGTCCACGCTGCGCAACATCTATGGCGTGACCGAAATGCGTCAGCAGACCGCCGATCCGGCCGCGA